CACATAAAAAAAATACTATTAAAAAAAGGTAAAAAAACATTCTGGGGCAAGTTATGGAATAGAAGGTTGAAGAAATGGGAGGAGTTGAGAGGTAAGTTTTATCAATTAGATAATAAATAAACCATGAAAAAATACATAGAACCAGAAATGAAATACAAAATAAAAAGTAAGTTTATAATGGTTAACAATCCAGAGACTAAGACTTTGAATACAATACAAAAAGAAAACAGGGAAAAGATAAAAGTAAATGCTCCTATATCAAAAATGGTTGCCTTTGGTTGTTTAGGTTATATCATAGCTGAAATAACTACAATCGCAAAACTTTTTGAAAAAAGCATATTTGATAAATCTGACATAATTTCACTTATTATTTTGTCTATTGCCTTTGCAGGCTTTGTAATTACTGGTATTTATTCTTTTAGAGGAAAATCAGAGATTGAAAAGATTTTAGAAAATATAAGATCAAGACCCTTTGTCACAGTCACAAAAGAGGAATAAGAGATGCTAGAAAATTATTTATCAAAATCAAAAATTTAGGCTATTATGTTAAGTAGAGAGGAGAGAGGAGAGAGAATAAAAGAAGGTCAAGCCAGATCTAACAAGACAACAGGCAGACCAAAGAAAGATACAAGCGAACTTAAAAAGCAAATCCTAGATCTAAAAAAGACTATGACCATCAAAGATATATCTAAAAAGTTAGGTTATAGCAGGCAGGGGATTTATTATATCTTGAATAATTAAAAATGAACATAACACTTCCCTATAATTACCAAGTAAGGGACTATCAAACGCCTTTATGGGATGCAGTAACCATAGAAGGATACAAAAGAGCAATCTATGTATGGCATAGAAGAGCAGGGAAAGACTTGTTTGGGCTTAATCTTATAATCCTTTATGCTTTAGCTGGAACACCTGGAACATACTGGCATATTTTCCCTACATACAATCAAGGCAAGAAAGCAATATGGAGTGAGTCAGATATTGAGGGACGGAAATATCTTGACTATATACCAAAAGAACTAATCAAACGCCAGAACAATCAAGAAATGAAGATTGAATTTCACAACGGTTCAGTCTATCAAATAGTAGGGTCGGATAATGTAGATGCTTTAAGGGGTGCTGGTATTAAAGGAGCTGTATTTTCAGAGTATGCAGAACAAAGACCTAGTGCTTGGGAGGTAATACAACCAATGCTTATGGCAACTGATGGTTGGGCTTTGTTTAATTTCACACCAAAAGGACATAATCATTCTTACGAGTTGTTTGAGATGGCTAAGAATAATAAAAAATGGTTCTCTCAAGTATTGACTGTTGACGATACTAAAGAACAAGTATTTACAAATGAGCAAATAGAACAGATCAAGCAAGAGTTTATACAAAGAGGAAAGACGCTAGATTTATTTAATCAAGAATATTACTGTAGCTTTAATAGTGCCATAGAGGGTGCTTATTATTCATCACAAATAAACAAAGCAAAAGAAGAGGGAAGAATTACAAACCTACCTTACGAATCAAGCTTGACAGTCGATACCTTCTGGGATTTAGGGGTAAATGATACAACGGCTATATGGTTTACTCAACAAATAGGAAACGAAGTCAGAATAATAGATTATTTGGAAGATAGCGGCAGGGGTTTAGATAGTTATATTAAAGAATTAAAAGAGAAACCATATATTTACGGAAATCACAATGCCCCACACGATATAAGAGTTAGAGAGTTTACAAGTGGTCGCTCTAGGTATGATATAGCATGGGATTTAGGTATAGCATTTGATGTAGTGCCGAATATTCCTGTTGCAGACGGAATTAACGCTGTAAGGGCGATATTTCATAAATGTATATTTGACGAGACTAAGTGTAAGAAAGGATTACTAGCATTACAAAACTATAAAAAGCAATTTGACGAAATAAGAAACTGCTTTAAAGACAAACCTCTTCATGATTGGTCAAGTAATGGGGCTGATGCTTTTAGATATTTAGCAGTAGGAATAGATGAGAAGAATTTCTTACAAAATAAAAGTCAATCAGATTATGCTATTACTTGACAATAAAACAAGTTTTACTATAATGATATTTATTTAACTTAATATTTTAATTATGGGCGGTAGTAATGTAATTAGGCAGGTAGCCAATTTAACCTCGGTAGGCATGATAGCAAAAAGAAAGAAAAAGCAAGCAAGAGAAAGAGCAAACGCAACAGCAATTAGATTAGAGCAAGAAGCAGAAGTAGCACAAAAACTCCAAGAACAAGAAGAGAAGACAGAGGTAGCTCAAGAATCAGTAAGAAAGCAAAAAGCAAGAGCAAGGCGTAGAACTATCTTTGCAGGACAACCTTTAGAGCAAAACATATTTAGAAAAACTTTAGGAGGCTAATGACTAATGCAAAAGAATTAATTAGGAAAGCCAATTCACTATCAGCCGAAAGATCAAACTTTGAAGAGGAATGGCAAGATGTGGCTGATATATTCAGACCAACAAAAGCTAACATAACTATTGATAGGTCAAAAGGCGATAAAGAAAATATAACAAGACTTTTTGAATCCGCACCAATTAACTTTGTCCATCAATTAAAATCAATTATTATTGGTGTATTCTTCAATAGATCAATCAAACCTATATCAATAACAGCTAAATCAGAAGATATAAACGAAGATCAAGAAGTAAAAGACTGGATAAGTGAATTTACTGATATGATTCTGAAAACTATGTTTGACCCCAAAACAGGTTTTGAAAGAGCTTTAAGTGAAGCGGTGGCAGATGATATAGTATTCGGAACAATAGCAACATTAATTGAAGAGGGTAAGAAATCACCTATTAAATATCATACTTTAAATATTAAAAATTTCTTAATTGCTGAAAATGATGAAGGTGATGTTGATTATGTAGTTATTAAAGATAAAATGACTGCAAAGCAGATGATCCAGAAATGGGGAGAGGAGAATGTACACGAAAAGGTAAAAAAGGCTTTTGATAAAGACCCCTTTACAGAATTTCCAGTACAATTACACATCTTACCAAGAGAAGAAAGAGATAAAAACAAAATAGATAAGTTAAATAAAAAAATAGCAGGTTTTTGGATAGATGAAAAACACCAACTTATAATTGAAGAATTAGGGTGGAATTCTATGCCAGTAGCTATCGGAAGAAGCGAGAAAGCAACAGGAGAGATTTACGGAACTTCAAGGGGTATGATAGCATTGGCAGATGGTAGGCAGATAAACCAGATGTCAAGACAATTAAACGAAGCAACAGAAAAAACATTAAACCCTCCTTTAAATGTAAATGCTACATATTCTAAAAGAATCAACTTGAAACCTGGTGCATTAAATAGACCAGATGCGAAGGCACTGCCAGCAGGAAGAACGCCTATTGAACAAATCTTAACCATTGGTAATATTCCACTAACTCAAGACTTAATCCAAAGAAAGGAACAAAACATAAGAGAAATATTTTTCTTAGATAAGTTAAAAATCTTTGACGATCCAAGAGCAACAGCAACGCAAATCTTAGAACTAAGAGCAGAAACATTTAGAATAATGGGCGACTTTATTTTTGGTATTGTAGATTACACAGAGCAGATATTAACTAGAACTTTTGATATTCTATTTAATAAAATCTATATGCAAAATGCAGATGGTCAATTCATAATCAAGGATAATACTTTATTTGATAAAGAAATACCATCAGTGTTATTAGAAAATCCAGAACTAAAAATTAATTATCAAAATCCAATTACTCAATCGCAAAAATTAAACGAATCAGCATCTATTGAAAAACTACTAGCAGGAGTTATGAATCTTGCACAAGTAAACCCAGAGATATTAGATAATATTGATTTTGACAAGGTAGTTAGTAAGTCAGCAGATATTTTAGGAATTGATCCAGATATAATTAAAAATCCTGTTTTAGTAAAAAGGGAAAGAGAGCAACGACAGGAACAATCCCAAGAGCAACAGCAATTAGAACAAGAGGCTCAAGCGGTGGATACTGCTAGTAAAGCAAAACAATCGCAATTAATATGACCGAAGAACAGCTAAATAAAATATTCCAACAAGCATTTGAAACAGAAAACGGAAAGATTGTTTTAGAAAACTTACAAAGAGTAATACTAGAAACAACCCCCTTTTCTCAAAGGGCAGAAGATACCACTACCGATTCCTTACTTCGTGATGGAGCAAGGGAATTATATAATTATATCCTTTCTAGAGTTAGAGAGGAAATAACAAACAATTAATTTACTATGACCGACCAAATAGAAAATACAGAAAGCGTAGAGACTGCACCAGTTGAAACAAACAATGAAACAGTTAATGAAACAAGTTTTATTGACCAGATAACAGATGAAGAAATAAAAAATTCAAAATCATTATCTAACTTTAAAGATATAAATGGACTAGCAAAAAGCTATATAAACCTAGAAAAGAAACTAGGATCACCTAAAGAGCCAGAGACTTTTTCACCAGAAGATTATTCTTATGAATTACCAGAGAATTACAAAGCTAATGATGATTTATTAAATCCTATAAAAGAGAAAGCGATTGAATTAGGAGTAAAACCAGAAGCATTTAAACAGCTAGTAGAAACCTTTACAGGTAAAGAAAGCGAGTTATTAAATAATATGCAAGCAGAATCAGATGCTAAAATTACTGAAATGCAAGAGGGTTTAAAAAAGGAATGGGGATCAGCTTATGACCATAATCTAAAAGAAGCAGAAAACACTTTTCAAAGATTCGCATCAGAGAGCGATCAAGAGGCTTTTGCCAATCTTCCACCAGAGGGGCAGTTTGCAGTTGCTAAAATTATGCACAATGTGGGAAAGCAGATTGCAGAACCAACACAAGGAAGTATAGGAAGTCAAAAAACAACCTTGACAAAAGAAAATGCTTTAACTAAAATAAATGAAATTAGAATGTCTAAAGATTTAGACCCTAATACAAAAGAAAGAGAGCTTGCAAAATTATATCCTATTGCTTATGCAGATCAGTCAGCAGAATCATTAGGGATAGTTTCTAGCTTTTCTTCTTTTTAAGATGATTGTCCATATAAGTAAGAGGTAGCTCTTGAGTCTTTGAAAATTGATGGGTAGCAATTTGAGATGCGAATAATCGCAATTTAAATGTTATTTAATTAATTTCAAAGACTCAAACAATGTCAAATACTCAAAATCAAATTCATGTAAAACAGTTTAAGGACGATATTATCCAGGCTGTACAACAAAACAATGTCCGTTTAGACGGAACAGTAAGAAGAAAAGAATCTGTGAAAGCAGAAGAATTCTTTTTTCATAAACTAGGTTCTTTAAACTTAGAAGAAAAGATTGGTAGAAATCCAGAAACTCCTTATTTAGATCCTATTCATTCAAGAAGAAAGATGACACCAGCACCTTTTCACGGCTCTTTATTTATTGATGATTTCGATACCGCTAGATCGACCATTTCTGGTTTAGAAAGTGATTATATGAAAGCATTATTAAATGCTGCCAAAAGGAAGAAAGATGATGTAATTATCGCTGCCGCAACTGGTAAAGCATTTGAAGGTAAAGATGGTAATGTTGCAGTTAACTTCCCTAGCTCTCAAGTCGTCCCAACTCCTGCTTCTGGCTTAACTGCTGATAGAATCCTTAATGGTCGTGAGATCATTAGATCGGCTGATGTTGATCCAGATGAGAAGCTATATTGTGTTTTAACAGCTAAACAACATAGACAGTTAGAAGATGATAATAAAATTATCAATAGGGACTTTACAACGGGTGCGGTACTAGATAAAGGCATTATCGGTGTATGGAACAATATTAACTTCATCTTATCAGAAAGATTACTTCTTGACTCAAATGGAGATAGAGATGTTTTACTTTATACTGAAAACGCTTTAGGCTTCGCAATGGCAAATGATATTACAATGAAAGTTGGTGAAAATGTCGAGAGATCATTCACTAAAACAATGTATATCAAATTAGACATTGGAGCGACTAGAGTAGAGGACGAAAAAATCGTTCGTATTCCTTGCACAGAATCTTAATATTAACTTTAAATAAAATAAAATTATGGCTATTGTAAACAAAAAAGGAACAATAAACCTTGATGGCTTAGATCAAGATACTTTGATTATGCCAAATGCTAAAACTTCAAAAGGTATTATTAGAACTTCTATTGATACCCTAGAAATTAACGCAACTGACGATGACACTTCAACTTATCGAATCGCCAGAATCCCGTCTAATGCTGTATTAACAGACATTACCATTAAAAACGATGCTATCACAGGAGGTACAGATTTTTTCTTAGGCTTCTATGATATTGATGAGGGTGTAGCTATTGATGCTAATGCATTACTTGGTACAACTTCTTTAGCTTCGGCAGGCTCTATTGATGGATTAGGTTCTATTGATATTGCTAATATTGGTAAAGAGGTTTGGGAGTTAGCTGGACTAACAGAAGACCCTCACAAATTAGTTGATATAGTTTTGACTGGTAATACAGTTGGAACTGCATCAGGTACTGTAACAGGTATTGTAAAATATACCCTATAACAAAGCAGGGGGAGAAATCCCCCTCAATTTTTTTATTATGTCTGTATCAAAAACTTCTATTTGTAATAAAGCATTAAGAAAATTAGGAGCTAAGGCTTTAATAAACATTGATACAGATACTTCACCAGAAGCCACTCTATGCAAAGCAAGCTATGATACGGTTCTTTTAGAGGTTCTAAGGATGCACAACTGGAACTTTGCCATATTCCGTCAATCATTAAATTTAGATGCATCTGGCACTCCTGTGTTTCAATATACAAACAGATTTATATTACCAACAATTCCAATCTTTATAAAATTACTTTCGGTAGAAAATGATATTGATTTTAAACTAGAAAATAATTTCCTTGTTACAAATGAACCAACTGTAAATATTAGATTTATTGGTAAAGAAACAGACCCTAATAAATATGATTCTTTATTCATAGAGGCTTTTTCTTCAAAATTAGCTTATGAGATAGCTTACTCTTTGACTTCTGATGAAACTAGAACAGCTAGAATTAAACAAGATTTTATAGAAACATTATCTCTAGCGAGAGAAAGAGACAACCAAGAGGATAATGATATAGCAGACACTTCTAGTTCTTTTAGTGCTTCAAGGGTGACTGGCTTTAATTTTGGCAATAATATTAATGGTATAACTTTTTCATAATGCCTAGAGCTTCGGAGATAAGAACAAACTTTACAGCAGGAGAGTTAAGCACATTAATAAACTCAAGAACGCAATTTCAGAGGTATTTTAATGGTTCAGAAACTCTTGAGAATTGGGTAGTATTAACACAAGGACCAATATTTCGTAGAAAAGGTTTTAGATTTCTAGCGGAAGTAAAAGACTCAACTAAAAGAACTAGACTCATTCCCTTTGAATTTAGCACAGTGCAAACTTACACAATCGAATTAGGAGCAGGTTATTTACGCTTCTTCTCTGCTCAAGGGCAAGTTTTAGATAGTGGTTCAAATATATTAGAAATATCCAATCCTTATTTAGAATCAGAACTATTTGATATTAAGTTTGTACAAGATAGTGATGTAATTTACATGGTACATCCAAACCACCCTATTCAAAAATTAATTAGGGTAGCATCTAATAACTTTACATTAAATCCAGTAGATTTAGTAAGAGGTCCATATATAGACGAGAATATAATATCAACAGACGAAGTAAGATTGACAGGTAACGGATGGTTAGAAGGTGCAACATTAACCTTAACAGCATCAGGTGGCCATACACCTTTTACTTCTAATCATGTAGGGGGGTTATGGAAAGTAAAAAGTGGCACAGATATTGCTCATGTAAAAATAACTGGGTTTACTAGCTCAACAGTAGTGACAGTAGTAGCTCAAAACGATGTACCTCAAAGCCTACACAATACTGCAAGCTTTAACTGGTCGGAAGGTGAGTTTAGTAATGCTAGAGGCTTTGCAGGTGCGATCACCTTCCACGAACAAAGAATGGTATTAGCAGGCAGTCAAAGGGTTTGGTTTTCTAAATCCAATGCAGATTATGAGAATTTCGAAGTAGGAACGAATTCCGATGACCCTTTTGTGATAACAATCGCATCACAAAGAGGAGATCCGATAAGGTGGTTATTTTCTGATCAAGCTCTATTTGTAGGTACTGCTGGCTCAATATTTAGAATTATAAGCTCAAGAAATAGCCCCGCCTTAGCACCAGATGATATAGATGCAAAAAGGCAAATATCTTATGGTTGCTCCAACATTCAACCTGAATTAGTAGGACAATCTCCTATTTATATGCAGAAGAACAATAAAACAGCAAGATTAATTACTTTTGATATTGATATTGATAAATACAAGGCAATAGATATTACTGTTGATTCTGACCATATAACAGATGGGGGCATTACCTCTTTTGAATATCAGCAAATTCCACTATCTTCATTATGGACAGTAAGAACAGACGGACAAATCGCAAGATTAACACTAGAACAAGATCAGCAAGTGCAGGCATGGTCAAGATATGTTACGCAAGGAAACTTTGAATCAGTGGCAATAGTTAGTGATGCAGAAGATAATGATGAAATTTACGCAATAGTAAAACGAACTATAAATGGAGTAGTTAAAAGGTTTGTAGAAGTGCAAGAGCCTAATTATAAAGTAGATAATTTAAATCGTTTCTATGTTGATTCTGGACTTAGTTATAATGGCACACAATCAAGTACAATAACTATATCAGGAAATACATTTACAGCAGATTCTTCTACTTTCCAATCTGGCGATATAGGAAAAGAAATTCACCAATTAATAGGTAAAGGCAGAGCAAAAATAACAGGGTTTACAGACTCTCAAAATGTAACTGTCAGCATAATAGAAACTTTCTCTAGTGCAACATTACTACCTAATGAATGGGCTATTGCTATTAAAAATATAACTGGATCAGAACATTTAGAGGGCGAAACAGTAGCTATTAATTCAGATGGTGCAACAGTACCAAGTAAAATTGTTAGTGGTGGAGAAGTAGAAATTGATAGTGCAGGATCAATTATCCATATTGGATTGCCTTATTCTTCTAAGCAAAAGAATATGCCTATTGAATCCTTAGCTTTAAGTGGCATGATAGGAACATCACAACATAAAGACAAAAGAATTCACGAGATAGTAGTTAGATTTGCAGATACGTTAGGAGGGAAAATAATTGATGGGGCAGGTAATGAAGTTATTATTCCTGCTAGGAGTCTAAATAACAATATGAATGAAGCACCTCCTTTATTTAACGGAGATCAAGAAATAAAAGTTGCCACAGGTTGGGATAAGTTGGGTCAAATTGAAATTATCCAAGATGAACCACAACCTATGACAATTAAAAGTATAACTTATAAAGTAACTATAAATGATAAATAAAAAGTTTAACATCGCACATATAGACTTAATAAATACCAAAATAGATTATCCTAGTTTAGATGTTTTAAAAGAAGAAGTTTATCCTTTAGACTGTGACGAAGCTAAAACTTATATCATAGATGATAAGATAATATTTGCTTGCGGTATAAAGTGGGTTAGGCAAGGAGTGGGGCATTGTTGGGTAATTCCTAGTGTTTATGTTGATAAATACCCTAAAGGCTTTTATATTGAGATTAACAAACTATTAAATGAATATTCTAAAAAAATGAATCTTCATAGAATACAAACTACAATTACAGATGATTTTGTGAATTGGATTGAAAAGTTAGGTTTTCATCGTGAATCAGTGTTAGAAAAAATAACATTTGACAAGAAAGATGAATATATGTATGTAAAATTCTTTTAATATGGCAACAGGTGCAGTAATAGCAGGAACAGCGATTGCAGGAGGCGGACAGATATTTGGAGGCATACAAGCTAAAAAACAATCTAAACGCCAAGCTAGAGCCTTACAACAACAAGCGGCTTTCCAAAGAGAGCAAGCACAACTAGAAAGAGAGTTAGGAGAATTTGATGCATTACAACAATCAAGAGCATTTGATAAATTAATGGGTCGCCAAAGACTATCTTTTGCAGCAAGTGGCGTAAAATTAGAAGGTTCACCATTAGACATATTAGATGAAAGTTTAAGAGATAAAGAAGAGACTATTGAGAATATAAGAACACTTGCAGAAAGTAGAGCAAGAGCATTAGAATTTGGAGCTGGTCAATTAGGGCAACAAGCAAGAGATACTAGAAGAGCAGGAAGAAATGCTTTGATAGGGTCAATATTTGGTGCGTTTGGCACAGGTTTACAAGGAGCATCGAAAGTGGGTGCTTTTAAAGCAGGTAGATAATGGTGAAAATTCCAACAAGTCCAGGAGTACAAGCAAGACCACAACAGGTAACACCTACGGTCAGACAGCCAGTAGATACAGGTGAGCGGTTTATTGCTCAAGGTATTACTCAATTAGGTTCAGCAATAGCAGGAATAGGGCAACAAGCTATGATCCAAGAACAGCGAGATCAAGAGGCGTTTAATGCAAGTCAAGTTTTACAATATAAAAACCAATTAAGACGATTTGACAATCAAGAAAAGATCGCTTTAAGCGAAGAGGGGGCGAATCAAGATGTAATTACCAAGAGTAAACAAGATATATTAGATAGAAGAAAATTATTTACTGACGAATTAAAACAACAATTCGGAGGCAATAAGCAAATTCAAGCATTAATAGAAAGGGAAAGTCAATCAAGTTTAATAGATTTAGAATTTAATATTGATAAAGATTTATCCAGAAAAAGAAAAACTTATGGAGAGAATCAATTTTACGGTTCTGTGTCAGATTTAAGAGATGATTTTGAGAACGCACAATCACCAGAAGAATTAGCAAGTATAGCCAACGAATTACAAACCTTACAAGCCACAGCATTAAATGCTGGCATAGTAGATATGAGAGACATTGAAAGGCTAGAAAAGGATTTTAAAAAAATAAGAAAAGAAAGAGAGCAAGAAGCTTTACAAGAAGCAACCTTTATAAATGCCACACAAGGAAAGTTACTTCTTGATTCGACAGATAAAAATGATAGAAAAGTAATAAATAAAGGCTTTGAAAAATACAGAGAATTAACAGATGATCCAGAAGGTTTAGCAAGAGATATTTCTGTAAATACTGGTATAGTGCCAGATATATATAAAAAAAGTTTAAATTCAATGTTATTTGTAGGTAATCCAGATAGAAAAATTGAATCAGCAAACGAAATAATAAATTTAATTAGAGAAAATCCAACTTTAGAAAGACAATTTAACGAAAAGACAAAAGCATTTGCACAAGCTATTGAAAGTAGAATAAATGTAGGTTTAAGTAGTGAAGAAGTTGTTAAATTTGCAGAAGATGAAATAAATAAAAACAAAGACAAAAATAAGATAATAAGACAGCAAGAATTTGAGTTAGATTATTCAAAAGAGGGAAAAAAATTTATTGAAACAATAAATGATATAACTGATGAAATAAAAGATAAGTCAGGAATATTTTTTGAAGCAGAAGCACCAAAAGAAATGGCTTTTGATGTTTTAACAATAGCAAAAGATTATTATATTAATAATGGTTCAGATATAGATGATGCAATAGAACTTGCAAAAGAAAAAGTAAAATCAAGATGGGCTATTACAAATATAGGTGGCGAAAGATATCAAAAGTTTGCACCAGAAGCGGAATATCCACAGATGACAAGTAAAGAGCTAGGGCAACAAGCAAGAAATCTTGCAGGAAAATATTTATTAGATAAATCAGTAATAAAAAATAATATTAAAGCTGTTATAATACCAGATAGCTTGAACACGAATAAACCTAGTTATAATTTACTTATAGAAGATGAATTTGGTAAAATAGATAATATTAGAGATGAAAGCAATAAGCCAGTAGTTTGGACTCCTGATATTACAAAAACAGAAAGATACAAGGAAGCACCAAAAGAAACAAGAGAATCTTTAAATGAATTAAGTAAGAAAGAATTTATAAAACAAGATAGAGCTAATAAAAAACAAAGAGAAGAGAATAGAAAAAGACTTCAAGAACTACACATACAATATAGATGAGTTATTTTAAAGATATTGAATTTTTACAGGAACAACAACAGAAAAAGTCAAAGATAATTAATCAGCCTATAAAACAAGAAGAGCCTAAAAAGGGTGCTTTACAATCTTTTAAAGATGAATTTGTTTTACAAAATACTATTACTTCAACATTAAATAATACCTTATCAAATAACATAGAAGATCAAGAAGAGGATATAAATTATGATATAGGAGGTAAACTAATAGGAACTAAATATGAGCCTTATGCAGATAGCTTTATAGGTAAAGTTTATAATGATGCACAATTTAATAATATAGCCACTAAAATAGATAGAGAATTAGAATTACGAGAAAATAACGATCCAGTATGGGGTACTGTCGGAGCAATAGCAGGAGGGGTATTAGATCCTATCAATTTAATTCCTATTGGTGGTACAGCTTATAAAACATTTAAAACTGGTAAAACATTAAAAGGAGCAATTAGAGGTGCAGAAATTGGAGCTGTAACCGAAGCGGCAACTGAAACAATATTACAATCACAACAAGAAACTAGAACAATGGAGGAATCAGTCATTAATGTTGCTGGTGGTGTTGTATTAGGTGGGCTTGTAGGTGGATTAGCAGGTAAATTTTCAAAAGTAGAATTTGAAGAATTAAGTCAGAGACTAGAAAAAGACTTGCAGAAGCCAGATGAGGATTTCGTACCTTTAACTATGCAGGAAAGAGAAACCACTTTAGAACAAGAGACTATTGCAGGAGGTGCAGGAATAAAGGGGTTAGTTAAATCAACAGCTTTTATAAATCCAATATTAAGAACATTCGAAAACTCGCCGTCTTTAAAAGTAAGAAAAACATTACCTAAATTAGTAAGAAATAATGTATTTTTAACAAAAAATGAAGAGGGTATAAGAACGGATGCTTCAGCAGAAATAGCGATAAAAAAATATGATGCAGGGTTAGGAACAGCAATAGAAGGTGCAGTAAATAATTATAAACAATATGCGAAACAAAAAGGAGTAGGTGGGGGGAAAAGATTTTTTAACATAGGTATAGATAAGTTTTATGATGAAGTGTCTCTAGCGATGATTAGAGGCGATAAATCAGATATTCCAGAAGTAGAAGCAACAGCAAGACTTTTTAGAAAAGAGGTATTTGACCCATTAAAAGAAGAAGCTATTGAACAGGGTTTATTACCTCGTGATGTTAAGGTTGAAACAGCAACCTCTTATTTAATGAGAAAATACAACACAGAAAAAATTATCTCACAAGAAAAGGATTTTAAAAATCTGATCAGAAAAGGTGCAAAAGAAAGATTAATCCCACAGCTACAAAATGAATTTAGAAAAAAAGAAGAAGCTATTATTAGCCAAGTAGGAGAAATAAACACAAGAATATCTGAATTAGGAAAGAAGGCAGAGTTTAAAAAAGAAGTTGACTCCTTAAAAAAGAAAAAAACTTCTTTAGAAGCAAAGTTTGAAAATCAAAAAAAAGATAGTCAAGTTTTATTTGGTAAACAAATTGATGACACAAAATTAAGAGATATTGATTCACAAATTGCAAAAGCAACTGACCCAGAAGAATTGGCAAGATTACAAAATTTTAGATCAGTAATTGAAAAAGGTTTACAAGATGTTAAATCAGGTTTTGCAGGGGAGGAATTTATAGATGATATTGTAAATAGTGTTTATGATAATATAAGAGGGGTAGAAAGAAAAGGGGGTGCGAGTATGCCTTACGACATAGCGGTAGGTGCTAGAGGACCAGCAAAAGAAAGAGTATTAACATTTGTAACAGATGAGGAGTTAAGACCATTTCTTGATACTGATATTACAAGAATTGCTAAATCTTACACAAGAACATTAGCGACAGATGTAGAAATAAAAAGAAGATTTGGAGATGTAAATTTAAAAACACAAATAAGAGAAATAAACGAAGAATACACAGAATTAAGAAAAAAAGCAAAAAGCGAAAAAGAATTACAAAAATTAAATAAACAAGAAAAGGAAGATATTAAAACAATAGAAACTTTGCGAGATGTATTGAGAGGGCAATATAGAAGTAGTGATCCAGATGGTATTTTTACAAAAGGAACGCAAGCTGTAAGAACTCTTAATTATATGACTAAGCTAGGTGGAGTGGTTTTTTCTTCTATTGCAGACATAACAAGACATAACACAGTACATGGTTTAAATAGAGTATTTGGCAAAGGATTAAAAACATTAATTACTAATGTAAAAGCAGTTAAATTATCAGCAAAAGATGCGGGATTGACGGGGCAATATAAGGAAAATATATTAGGACAAAGAACAGCGGTAATGGCAGATTTAAATAATCCTTATAATAGAGATTCTAAATTTTCAGTAATGATGGATTATTTTGCGGAAAATTTTAGCAAATTAAATGGTTTAAATTATTGGAATAATTACCAAAAAGGTTTTGCTTCAATGCTTACTCAAGAGAGGTTAATAACTAATATCAGAAACTTTGACAACATAAAAAAGAAAGAAAGAACTTATATGGCTTTTCTTGGTATTGATAAAGATAATATTAGCATTTTACAAGACCAGATCAAAAAACATTCTTTTGATGAAAAAGGTTTTCCCATTGCTAACCTTGAAAAGTGGGGCAATAAAGATGCATTACGATTATATCAAAATGCTTTAAATATGGATGTAGAAAGAACTATTGTAACAAAAGGAGTGGGAGATGTGCCATTATTTATGAATACAGAAATCGGCAAAACAATTATGCAGTTTAAATCTTTCAGTTTAGCGGCTCATCAACAAGTTTTAATTGCAGGATTGCAACAAAAAGATGCGGCGGCAGTGTTAGGCTTTACTTCAGCTATTGCGGCAGGGATGCTAGTTTATTATTTAAAATCGGTTGTAGCAGGAAGAGAAATTTCAGACGATCCAGAAGTTTGGATTACAGAGGGTCTAGATAGATCAGGTTTAATTCCAGTAATAATGGAAGTAAACGGAGTTATGGATAAAGTGGGACTTGGGGCAGGTTCTCTATTAACTGACAAGCCTTTATCAAGATTTCAGTCAAGAAATTTAGCAGGTACTTTAGCAGGTCCATCATTTGGATTAGTAAATGATGCAGGTGTTATTCTTTCAATGATAAGTAGGGGCGAAATATCAGAATCAGATGCAAGGACTATTAGAAGAAATATTCCTTTGCAAAATATAACTTATCTCCGTAAAATATTTGATGAGTTAGAACAAGCTTTAATAACTAAATAATGACTATAGCAGAAACAACATCACAAACTAGAAACAGCTACACAGGAAACGGAATAGCAACCGTTTATAATTTTACTTTCATTGTATTAGAGGAGTCGAACCAAGTTTTAAACAGAGATTACACAATAGAGGTAACTCTTTCAGAAAACAATATTGACACTATACAGCAAGAGGGGGTAGATTATACTGTGCAATTAGGAGAAAACGGACTAGGCACGGTAACATTTACCACAGCACCAACAACAACGCAAACTATAACCTTTTTAAGCTCAATTCCTAGAACTCAATCAACAGATTATATCAATATAGGAACTGATAAATTCCCTGCTGATTCTCACGAGGGAACGGTAGATAAACTAACTCTAATTAGTAGAGAGCAAGATGAAGCAGTAAACAGGGCGATCTTATTACCAGAAAGCTCCAACTTAACAGGGGTAAATATTCCTGTTAGTGTTGCAAATGCAAATAAAGCAATAGTGGTCAATAGTACGGGTGATAATTTAGATGCTAAAAATCTAGCTGATATAGGAGCAGCAACAGTCACAGATTATGCTAAAACTTTACTAGATGATAATAATGCAAGCGAAGCAAGAACAACTTTAGGTATTCCATCAGTTTTTAATAAAAACCTAATTATCAACGGAGACTTTGAAATTGCACAAAGAGGTACTTCTTTTATTTCTGCTTCACCTAATTACACTTTAGATAGATGGGCTTATGGAAAAAATGGAACAATGGCTCAAGATGTTACTCAAGATTCAGATGTTCCAACAGGAGCTCAAGCTAGACGATATATACCTAATTCAGTCTTATTTGATTGCACGACCGCTCAACCTTCTATCGGTGCTGGTGATTATAGTTTTACGTTTCAAAAAATAGAGGGTTATAATTTTCAAGCAATAGCACAAAAAACTTTCACCTTGTCATTTTGGGTAAAAGCCACAAAGACAGGCACTTATTGTATATCTTTAAGAAATAGTGGTTTTGATAGGTCTTATGTTGCAGAATATACAGTTAATTCAATTGATGCTTGGGAATTTAAAACTATTACAGTTGCACCTTCGCCTAGTACAGGAACTTGGAATTACACTAATGGAGCAGGTATTAGTGTTGAATTTATAATTGCAGCAGGCTCGAACTTTCATACAACCCCTAATGCTTGGCAAACTGGTAGTTTTTTATCAACCTCAAATCAAGTTAACGGTGTAGCTAGTGTTAGTGACCAATTCCGCCTCGCTGGCGTTCAAGTTGAAGCTGGAAGTGTAGCAACTGAATTTGAAAAAAGGAATATTCAACAGGAAATAGAGTTATGCCAAAGATATTATGAAAAAAGTTATGATTTAACAATTAATCCAGGTTCTGCCGTATCGGAGGGTATAGTATATTTAAGGGTAGGGGACCCCGCTAGTGGCATAATGACTATATACAGTAAATATCAAACACCTAAAAGGGCTTTACCTATTATTACTTTATATGATACCGCTGGAAATCCAGGCAAGATAGGGTACTCTGGAGTTGGTAATAATCAAGTTGGCATTGTATCAGATAGTGGGTTTAATTCATTTGCGGTCAGTACTGACAGCTCTGGTAGTCGAAATGGCTTATTTTTTCAATATATAGCGAACTCAGAACTTTAATAAATAAATTATGATTATAAACACAGTAAAAGAATTAGAGAATAGTTATTTAGTTAACGGGGTTTCTACTATTACAAAAGAAGTAGGTGCAACTGGTTATGACAAAGTGCAAGACTGGATAGCAGAAGGCAACACGCCAGACCCTGAATTTACAGAAGCGGAGATATTGCAAAACGCTAAGGATGCTAAAATAGCAGAAATAAAAGCTACTAGAAACGCCGCTAATATTGCCGATCATACAAGAACAGGCGGAAGAGAATTAATAATTGACAATAACGGAAATATAACTGGCGAAGGTAACTTGGTAACTTTTATATTTGATTGCAAACCAATATTAAATAATCCTGCCGCTAACCCTGCTAAACTATTAGAATTTGCAAGATCAAAGAATATAGATATTCCTTACTCTTGCGAAATACAAGACACAGATGGAGAGGGAAATATTATATTTAGAAAAGGTGTTGTTAAAATAGATAGTACTTTAGCTGATACTATTGAAAATCATATCGCAAATAGAAACTCGGGCAATTACTTAAAATACGGAAAGCTTAAAGAATCAGTAAACAATGCAACCACTATTGAAGAGGTAAATAATATAAATTGGTAAAAAATGATTACAAAAATATTTCAAGCACAATCAGGTACACAAACTTACAAACCTAAAGTTGGGCGAGGTCAAGAATTTAGATTTACCATTGTTGGCACTCCACTGGCTGATATTAACCTTTTTATTGACGATAATTACAACGATATTAATTCTTTCATTCTAGCTAAGGCTTATTGTAGTGATTGGAGCGGTGCTGTGATTACAGTCGAATTAAAACTTGATCACCCAGACGATGTATTTTCTAAAGTAAATGAAGATATAAAAAAAGATGATGGGTATATATTAAATTATTAGATATGGGCATTTTTAAACAAGGATTACTTCAAGGAAACGGATCAGAAAATTTTATTAATGGGAGAGTGGAGTTTTTTGCAGATTTACCCCTAGCTTCTATTAGTACAAATGAGATTTATATAGTAGAAAAAAATTCTGGTATTCGCTTTATCAATAAAAAATGGGCTGGTCAATATATTAGTAATGGTGCAGTTTGGAATAGGTTAGGTGATTTAACTAATATGTTAAAATCTACTGATGTTATAGATGATTTAACCTCAACAGATACAAATAAACCTTTATCAGCAAATCAAGGTAAGGTCTTGCAAGATGGCAAAGAGTCTTTATTTACCAAAAACACAGCTTTTAATAAAGACTTTGGATCTACTTCTGGAACAGTCGCAGAGGGTAATGACTCAAGAATTATTGATTCATTCCAAAAATCATCTGACACCTTAGACGATATAACAGCAGGAGCGACCAACAAGCATTTTACAGTTACAGACGAAACTAAACTAGACGGCATAGAAACAGGTGCTACCGCTGATCAAACTGATAGTGAGATTAAAACAGCTTACGAAAGCAACGCAAATACTAACGCTTTCACCGATGATGAAAAGACTAAATTAACAGGAATAGAAGCAGGTGCAACTGGAGATCAAACAGATGCAGAGATTAAAACAGCTTATGAGAACAACGCAAATACAAATGCTTTTACCGATGCTGAAAAGGCTAAATTAACAGGAATAGAAACAGGAGCAACCGCTGATCAAACTGCTGGGGAGATTAAAACAGCTTACGAAAGCAACGCAAATACAAATGCTTTCACAGACGCGGACGAAACTAAACTAGATGGCATAGAAGCAGGAGCAACCGCTGACCAGACCAAGGCGGATATTGATGCTTTAAATATCAACGCTGACACGCTTGATGGTGTTCACGCATCTCAACTTGTCACCAAAGTATCTTCAACAGATAACGCCATTGTCAGGTTTAATGGCACGGGCGGTGATGTTCAAAATAGCGGACTTACCGTTAGCGATGATGCCTCACAAGTAACACTAAGCAACAGCACATCCACCACATTCACTTCCAACAAAAACCTAACACTAGGGCAGGTTGGCGACCAATTTGGCGGCACATTCCTTAGTTTAAGAAACCGTCATAACGAGAATGGAGCAATCTTTGAGACCACTAGTCTTAGTGTAACTCTTGTGGATTTTGTCTTTAGGATGGGCAACGGAGCACAAAGAAACATACGCTTAGAAGGGCGGGGCTCATCGGGGAAGCACGGTGCAAACACATGGCACATAGGCGGAGCACTTGCTAGCAATCCGATGATGGCGATTGGCGATACAGCAATGTCAGTAGGGCGGCTTGGCAATGTCGCTGTGGGGACAATAACACCTACGGAAAAACTGACGGTTGCGGGTAACATTTTGGCAACTGGAAACGCTACAATTAACGGCTCACTTTCTAAGGGTAGCGGCTCTTTTGATATTCCCCACCCAAACCCAGAAAAAAAAGATACTCACAGATTGAGGCATTATTTTGTAGAAACACCAAGTGCAGGGGGCAATATATACAAATATCAATTTGAATGTGAAGAAGGAGAGAATTATTTTGACTTACCTGATTATTATAAATTCCTTAATAAAGATAGCTTAGTATGGTGCAATTCCTTTAAGCATTTTGGCAGGGCGTGGGGTGAAGTTGTTGAAAATAAGAAAATAAAAGTAATTACGGATAGTAAGGGGATTTATAGAATTCTCATATTTGCAGATCGAAAAGACAAGATCGCAATGGAAGAATTTAATAAATATGGTATAGAATATAAACTTAATAAATAAAAAAATGAGCATACAAAAAGTAATTTCAGAGAATGAATTTAAAAATAAATTATATAAATATAAAAAGTCAAGAAAAGAGTACGAGCAAGATTTGCCAAATAGTCATAAAGAACAATTAAAATTAAAAAAGGATGAATTAATATCCATAATTCAGGATTTAAGGCTTTGTGATTGTTACGATACTATACCCTCTGATAGTGATAAAGCAGATATAGAAACATTATATAATAAATTAATCTAATAATGAAACTACAAAACGGAGATCAGCTATATTATCAAACCAAATTGACAAGCGAGAACATATGGAAATTTCCTATAAGGTTCTTAATTCAAGCTGTCAGGAGAAAATCTATTACAGTTGGTAAGAAAGATTATAGCTTTGAGCATATGGGCGTTTATGTTGATGGATATAGCTATGAATCATTAAAAAAAGCCCATTGGGACAGCTCTAAAAAGGGTACCATAAAAACGCCTATAAATTTTAGACTATCTGTCAATAGCGGGGATACTAAAGTAATGATATTGAGATTGAAAAATCCCCTTTCTTCTGACGAATCAGAGAGGTTAAAAAAAGATTATCAGCTTCACCTTAATAGAAAATATAGCATCACAGAAGCTGTTATATCTTGGTTTGAAAACTGGCTACCAGAGAAGCTAAGAAAAAAATGGTTCAAAGAGCCAACTACTGATGAATTTTTTTGTTCTAAATATGTTAATATGGGCTTTTATAACATAATGAGGCTTAAAACTTTGCCAAGATTATTTACTCCAAATGAATCTTTTATTCATTGGTTGCCTAAATGTAAAGTAATTAAATATGACATGGAATAATATAAGAGATATATCATTATTAATTTGTGCAATAATCTTTGGGTCTATGGCTGCCTTGAATTATTTTGATAAAGGAAGGTCTATTTCTGTACATAATGTTAATAATGCAAAGATTCAAGAGGTTTTGCAGGAGGATATTAAATATTGTGGCGTAGGTTATTATTCAAGCCTCTTTGACATTAAAGACCACTTAACTAATACAGGGTCAAAAAAAGCTACAATGATTGAGCAATATGGCTGGATGCCTATTGTTGGTAAAGGTTGGAAAGTTACACCGACTAAAACATTTAATAGAAACTGGTCTAAGTCAATAGATATTGACGATAAGTTAAGTCTTGATTTTATCCATTCTTTCAAAGATACAAAGCCTGTTTATTACCCTAGCATCAAAGCTATTGAACATATACCATTAATTAACCAACTACTAAAAAGGACAGATATTAATCCTAGATCTGCAAGTGTGGTCGTTGTTAAGGAAAATTCTAATATAATTTATGCTAATATTCTTTCTAATACTGATCCGAAAAATCAGAAATGCGAAAACCAAAAAGGACATAAAATTCTTAGCAAGACCGCGAAATTTATTAAAGATTTACTATGATGAACGAAGCAGGAACCATAATAAAAATCTTAAATAATTCAGATCACCTAATATTTCTATTTTTATTTACATTAGCTATTGTTTTACTTACTTTAAGTTTAAAAAAGAGGTATGAAAATTATATTAATGAAATTTTTAATAAGAAGTTAGAAGTTTTGATTGAAAATGGAAAACAAGCAGATTTAAGATATAAGGATTTTGAAAAAGATATGGTCAAAATAAAAGAAGATCTGTCAAAAATGAAAGACTGCGTACATTCCTTAAAAGGAACACATGAAATGTTGGAGGCTTTTACTAAGAAATGAAAGAGGACCTAAAAGAAACAGTTAAGGAGTTTTTAGTAGTTCCTATGTTTTCTTATTTTGATAGACATAGAAGGCAAGGGAGAATATTTTTTAGGGGCTTGATATGCTCGCTACAACTATTCGCTATTATCTATGCCTTAATCTATGCTATTATTACAGGGATAGGATCAGTAATTATATTGAAAGGATATTTTCTTGACATTATCAGTAAGCTTACTAAACTTACAAATGATTGCAATCTAATTTAAATTATGAGTAAAACAAAAGAATTTTTTTCAGATCATTTAGGCAGCTTATCAACAAAAAGAATAATCCCTATTATTGGTTATCTTATGTGCGGATTAATTTATATAATAAATATCATTTTGTTTTCAAAAGGTATATTGCCTGAAAATGTTTTTACCAAAATAGATGACTCTGTTTTTAATATGTTTTTATTTTTAGGCGGATTACATGGGTCAACTGTATTGGAAAAAATAGGATTTAGGAAATGAAATACATTTTAGGAATAGTTAGTGGTATTATTGCTTTAATAAGTGTTTACTTTAAAGGAAAGTCAGTTGCTAATAAAAAGAATTATTTAGATAGAATAGAGGAAAATAATATAATCTTAGAAACCGAAATAAAAGAGCATAATGAAAATAAAAAGATCAGCGATGATATTAAAAAATCTATTACTGGGAAGTCTGCTCCTGATATTGTTAAGCAGTTGCGTAAAGCAAAAAAGGATAGCACTAATTCAGGTAAATAATTTTTGCGATATTTACCAACCACTACCAGATTCTTTATTAGCTAAAATAGAGCTGATGGAAAACTTGAAGGTTCTAGATATAGAAAACTTAAACCACAACGAGCAATTTTATTTAAAAAAGTGCGATGAAAGCTAATATAATTTATGGAATATTTTTATTTATAATACTTATATCGGCAATAGCCTTATCTGACAAGATTTATGGTGCAGAATATAAACCTTTTATAGGTAAATCAATAACCTATTACAACACAGATAATACTCAAATCAATAAGAACGAGCATATAGGAAGGCTAAGCGACCACTTGAAAGGCGGTCATGTAGGTTTGACTATGTTTAAAGACAATAGCTTTGTAAGTTGCACTACTAACCGAATATTACAGCAATCAACTAAGATTAGATATTTAGAGGGTCATATAGAAAGAAAAGCCCTAAATGACACTTGTGCATTAGGAAATTCCTTTATGTCAAGATTCGGCAGGTGGTCATCATCACTTATCCTATCAAATGCTAATGTTTATGATAAATATAACGGAGTAACTACTAGAAAATCAGCACTACTTAAAGGGCTAGGTGCTGGATTATTTAGAGATAAGAATTATTATGGTCTTTATTGGTTCGACCGTAACAACGAGCTAGGCTTTAAAAATGCTCTTGGAGTAGTTTACAATAGATATTTCTAATGACTAAAATATTCAGTATTATATTATTATTAATTGTCTTATCCTGCGAGGGTTACGCGACCTCCTTTGGTGGTAAATATATCCGCAACTATGATGGCGACACAGTAACCCTTGATCTTGATTGCAGAATTGACTATTTCTGCAAAAAAAGATCAATCAGAATCTATGGAATAGACACACCAGAAATAAGGACGAAAAACAAATGCGAAAAAAGAAAAGCCTTATTAGCAAAAATGTTTGTTAAAGATAAGCTATCTAATGCAACTGAAATAATCGCTCATGACTGCTTGCATGGCAAGTATCATAGAGAAATTTGCGAGATCATTTACGATGGTCATAATCTAGGCGAGGAGTTAATGGTTGCTGGCTTGGCTTATCCTTACTATGGTAAAACTAAGCAAAAAGTTAATTGGTGCGAATGAAAGTAATTCTTAGGAGATCAGTATTAAGCAATAAAGCTATCTTAGGCAGATTATATTTTGACGGTGTTGGCATTGCTCACACTTTGGAAAATCCCTATTTAGACAATCAAAGAAATATCTCTGCAATTCCAGAAGGAGATTATAAGGTAAAAAAGTATTCTAGTGCAAAATATCCAGATGTTTGGGAGCTTCAAGATGTGCCTAATAGATCAAAGATATTAATTCATAATGGCAATATAGAAGAGCATACTAGAGGTTGCATATTAGTTGGGGATTCGTGGGGCTTTCTAAATGATGAATTAGCTGTTTTAAATTCGAGACATACTCTTAAGAATCTAAGAGAAGTTTTGCCAGATAACTTTGTAATCAAAATCATTAGGTAATCCGAATAGTGGCAACCCTTGTTACCACTACCGACTAACAGTAGATAATTCTAATTTAGATATTTCTATTGTCAATTATTATTATAAAATAGCTTTTCTTTTACCACCTTCTTTTTTTCTTTTGAGTTATTAAGCAGGCTAAATTTATCTATTTCAAATAATACTTTATGCGGTGCATTATACTCACTCATAAAACAAGTATATTTATTATCTAAAAACCATTGATCTAATTCTTTATAATCAAAGTCTTTGCCCTCAATATACTTTTCTGTATTTCTATATGGTGGATCTAAATAAATTATAGTCTCATCAATAGGAGTGTTGATCTTAACTTCTTTATATGATAGGTTAGAGGTTGTAAATATAGGTTGCAGTTGTTCCAGTTGTTGCAGTCGTTGCAGTTGTTCCAGTTGTTCCAGTCGTTCCAGTTGTTGCAGTTGTTCCAGTTCTTTATATTTTTTGTCTTTAACCTGCTTCATAAAATCTAATCGTCTTTCATTCCAAGTTAATAAATTACTTGTTTTAATATCAGTATCTAGTAAGCCGTTTAATTCTTTCAGAGACTTTTCGCACCTAAACATTACTATATTATGAGCTAAATGTTTAGTTTTTTCTATATCTCCAAATAAATAACTTCTTTGATTATTACCAAAAGAATAGCATATTCTAGCAAATTGCCCTTTAATACTATCCTCATCTCTTAACTTCATAAACTCTTCACGATCTATAAACTTATAGAAATCATCAGGAAATATCCCATATTGCCCTTTTAAGCCTTTTTCAAGCCTATTGAATATATAATCTATAAATTTAACTAAAGAGGTTTGTAATTCGTTGTAATGAGTTTTTAAGCCTATTTGTGAAGCGGTAAAAGACATTGAGCCACCACCACCAAAAAGATCAAAGAAATATTTTGCTTGTGGCTTTACTTCTAACATCTTTCTTAATAGATCAATAGCTATCTTATTTTTAGACCCCATATAAGGCACTCTAAGATTTTTTATATTCTCTGGTATTATCGGGTAACCGAATAAATCATATCTCATTATGTATTATTTAAAATATAACTCTCTAACTCTCTAACTGTCTTTCCTATCCTTTCTTCTTTGCTAGCCCTCTTTTTCATTTATTTACCCCATTGAGTAGCGATTGCCTTTGCAATACCTTTGAAAGTCTTTGATCTGTTTTTTTGCCTATCTTTACCGCCTTTATTATACCAATTACCAGCTATCTTGGTGCTTTGTGGTTTATTTATAATGTCTGTTGATTCTAATGGTGGTAAATTTTTCAACCACAAACATGTCTTTTTCTTAAATGGATCACCAAAATAATAAGGCTCTATCACTTGGTTATATTTAGGTATATTAAATATTTTACTTTGCACAGGATTTTCAATACAGATTTTTTCAATAGGTGCGTTTAGTAACTTCATAAAAAAATCTTTAGCCACAAGCCCTTTTTCATATCTATCTTGGTTCAATATACCTTTAGGGTATAAATGCCTTGCTCCAGCATTACTTAAATAAGTGCAGGGAGGGTGTGCAATCATCATATCATATTTACCACTATAAGCTTCTTTTATAGCGTCACCTTTTATATGCCACTCGGGATAACCACCGCTACAATTCAGTACATCACAAGAATAAGCTTCTATTCCTAACTTTCTAAATTCTATTGTTACCCTTTGAGATTCTTCACAAGCTACTAATACTTTCATTTTATTATTTAATTTTAATTATAGTTTTATTTTGATCTCCTTTTAAGCTTTGATAACTAACTTTACCAACATACTTAATAGTATCATCTTGCAATACTCCATGAGCAACAAGGCAATCTTCAAGGAGTTTTCCCATATAAGAACAATTAGAAGAATCAAGCACCCTAGATTTAAAATAAAAAATAAATTCTAACTCAATCTTTTTTTCTATCTTATCCAGCTTCTTCATTTTATATTTTGTTAATATCAAATATTGATCTTTCTGCTGTTTTCTTTGTCTCCAATGAACTCCTGCGTAAATCTTGTTTGTAGATATTTTTGGAAGATCAAGCAATGTTATTTCCATAATTATTTTATTAAATTCATTAGCTCCCTACTAATACTAAGAGAAAACCCTTTAATCATGGCCCATTTATCAATATTATCCAATACCTCCATCATTTCATCTTTACTAATATTATCAAAGGATTTAGGGATAAAATGATTATTCTTTTCAACATGCCATTTACCAACAATTTTAAGTGCATATTTAAACTGCTCTTTACAAAAAATTGATTCCCCCCTCTCTCTTTCTCTTTGGTTATATTGTGGCAATAATTGATCTCTAGCACTATAAAAAGCCTTTAATTGCGGGTGGGTTTTTTGCCCTGTATAAACTTTTAAATAAAATTCTTTTCCTTTGTTTGTCAATGATCTAATATATTGACTTAGTTGGGAAATTTCCATATTTAAGCTATCAGATTTATAGAATTTAATATTTTCTATCAGCTCTTTTTCTTGCATGTTAAAATTACTTAATTAGTATAACCGCCATATTAACTAATCAATTAATTATGGTAGCCTCTTATATATTTATAGCTATAGGGTTATATGCTGTAATAGCATTAATTTAAGGCAGTAAATCTTTTAATTTAACTTTTAAAGCCACCGCAATATCATTTAACTTATCTAAAGACGGAGAGTGTTTCCCTGTTTCATAGTGGGAGATAGTTTGTTTACACTTTAAGCCAACTGAATCAGCCAACTTAGTTTGATCTAGTTTTTTTTTCTTTCTAAAAAAACTAATCTTTTTTCCTACTTTTTCCGTTAGTTTACTCATTAATTTTTGATTTTAGGTTTTTTAAAAATTGCTTAGTAATTTTAGTTGGTATTGTTTTTTGATTCTTATAGAGTCCAGAAAACCTCTCAACTAAATTATTAGCTGTTTCTAATTTATCTTTTAGTTCCTGCTTTTTTATCATTTTATTGTAGTTGGGTTAGTAAGCTGTTTTTTAATTCTATTGTTTTAATCAATAGATCAGATAATTTTTTAATAAATTCCTCATCCCTTTCCACTCTAATAACAAGCATCTTCTTTTCATCTTTAAATAAAGGGTGGTAAGATACAAAGTCACAATATTCTCTTTGTGATATATATAAACCCCCTTGCACTTGTGCCTTGTATTTTGTGGGTAGCTTATTATCAATTAAATATTTTAAATGATTTTTCTTTAATGGGCATTTTATTTCAATCAATCCATTATCACCAATAAGACCATCAGGGGAGTAACCAATATTATCTTTTTTAATAAATGTTACCTCTTCTACCTTATTATCAGTAACAAAAGAATAATAACTTCTAGCCTCTTCTTCTAACTCATTACCTCTAATCATAGCCTCGCTCTGAAAACCTACTTCTGGCTCTGTTAAAAGGCTATCACTAGCTAATTCAAAAGCATAATCTTTTAATGCCTTACTTTCTACCCCTGTTGAAGTAATAATCTTGTCAAAATTACTTGCGGTCGCAACACCTAATCGCATTTGCAACCATTCTTGAGAACCTTGCTCAATATCTTTAATTACTTGCATTTTTATTTTTTATTTTAATTTTTAACATACCTAAACCCTTTTCAAAATCACTAGCCTTAAATTCCTCCAAAGAATCTACCTTAAAATGCTCTAAAAATTTATGTTCTTCCGTTCCAGACTCATCTAATAGCTTTTTTAATTTCTCATATTCTTCAATAGAGATGGTCGCCCAATCATCCTTAATATCATCTTTGTTATACAAAGATAGACCAAGACCAAATACAGCTATATTTTTTACTAAGCACCTCATTATTGATTTGTTAATATCAAACATTGTTGCAGATTCAACAAATTTAGTTTTCATAATATCTTTACCTGCTTTTTTTGATTGTTCCCAGTCTTTGACTTCGTAAGAATATTTTTCACTCTTCATTGACTTATTAGCTCCATCCATAACTGGCAACCACATTTCATGAGTTAGGTTACTTATAGATACTTTAGTAAAAACCATATAACCCTCATCGCTTTTAAAATAAGGTAAATTATTGTCATTTTTTATTATTTCATATTTTGCATCTGGGTATATTTTACAAACCTCTTTCCAAGCATCCGCCCAAGAAATATATGATAGTTTTTGTTTTTGTTTTATCTTGGGTTTTATATCTATGCTGCTTAATTTAGCAAATATAGAGTCACCTTTTAATTTCTTTTCTGTCATAATTTTAATATTTAGTTCTTTTTACTGATTCGTGCATGATCGAGGTTATTCTTTCAAATAACTTTTCTATAATTTCACTGCCTTTATTTTCAGAAGTAAGTTTTGCTTCAATAGCTTTTTCACTTAATGCAATTTTTTTAGTTAAAAGCTCAATAATCTTTTCCTCTTTTTTTGTATATTTATTTAGTGCCATAATTAATTTAATTTAAGCTGATTACATAATTAATTATAATATAGTAATTTTTATTAGTCAAGTATTTTTTTAATCTTTTCTTGATTTTAATTTTCCTTTTTCAATAAAAACAATATCCCCGCCTTCTATTGTTCTATCGTTTACTTTTAGAAAATGGTCCTTAACTTCTGTTCGTCCAACCTTAGAATATCCATTAAGATCTACTAATCTCGGTGGTAAATCCGCATCTGCTAATTTTATATTGCAGGCTCTTATTTTTAGTTTAGGTAGTTTATCTTGTAAATATAAGGCTAGATTTTTAATATTCTTATTTGTTATTTTTACTGGTAGTTTAAATGATTTTATTTTAGTTTCTCCGACCTTATCTTTGTCTCCTTTTATGCAACAGTTATTGATCCTCTGGACTATGGTATAAGGACTAGTTTCTATTGTTGTGTTACATAAGGTACATTGAAATTTAAATCTTTTAGTTCCTTTCTGGTTTCTTTCTTTTAATTCTTCCGTTACTATGTACTTCTGAATTTTATCGCCAACTTTTATTTTTTTCATGATTATTATAATTGAGTTAATATAAGGCTATCAATAAATAGCTCCTTTATATCTTCTGCCTGTTGTTTTGTCGGGCTTTCAATCTTCCATACGCATAAGATAGATTCTTTTTCGTATTTTGGGCATTGGGTTAAAAAGTAGTCCATTTTCTCTAAATATAAAGGTGCAGTTAATCTTGATATTTCTTTTGCCGATTCTTCGGTTTTAATTTCTTTTGATATTGTTATTTTCATAGTTTAATTTCTTTTGTAATTTCAATTTCTTGATCTAAGCATTTATGGAAAGAGTTTTTTCTTGCTCCTGCGATAGATTCGCATTTCAAAGATTTATAAGCTATACAAAAAGCATAATATTCTATATTTTTAGCGGTGATGTTCCAAGCGGTGATGTTCCAAGCGGTGATGATGCAAGCGGTGATGTTCCAAGCGGTGATGTTGCCGTGAGCGTCGATGTCGAAAGCGGTGATGTTGCCGTGAGCTTTGATGTTGCCGTGAGCTTTGATGTTGCAAGGGATTTTGCAATCAAAAGTTATTTCTAGATCCTCATCTAAAACTATTGTATTTGATTTATTAGCTGTTGCGATTAAATCGTCTAATTGTTGTTGTGTTGTTATTTTCATTACTTTTTAATTTAAGTAATTATAGCACGACCATAAACCCAAGCATCACCAGAAACCCTAGCATTACCAGAAACCCTAGCATCACCAGAAACCCTAGCATCACCATAAACCCTAGCACGACCATAAACCCAAGCACGACAAGAGACCCTAGCATTATCACAAACCATAGCACGACCATAAACCCAAGTATCACCAGAAACCCTAGCATTACCAAAAACCATAGCACGACCATAAACCCTAGCACGACAAGAGACCCAACAGTCGCCTTGCTGACTTAAATTACTCTCCTTCTCTATCCAACCTCCAAGATCTCCCTTCTTCACATTTAAAAAGTCTTTTAAAGCTTCGATTTGGTATAGGGTAAGTTCTCCAATAGTTTTTTTATTTTTAGTTAATTTATATTTCATGATT